CTCAACCGCAACTCCTTGGATGCCTTCAGCAAGTGAAGCAACAGCCGAAGATTATCCAAGCCACATCGGAACATATACTGATAATAACTCCGACGAACAAAGCACAAACCCATTAAAATATGCTTGGAAAGTATTAAAAAAAGTAAAGGATATAATATAAAATGGCAAAACAATTAAGTACAGCACGTAAATTTAAAATGATTACAGGGAAAGACCTTTTTCAGCAACAAAAAGCAATGGATACAGAGCTTAAAAAAGAAGACGGAGAAATTACTGACCTAATGGAGTTCGTTCAATATGGTCTATACTTGGCTCTTTTTCAAGATAACATCGTAAAAGCAAAAAGCGACTTCTCTGACTTTCGTTCTAGCTTTGAGTTCGATACTGACGGTAAAGGACTTAAAGAACTTGTCGAACTGTGGCAGAAAGAGATTTAATGAGCTGAAAGGATTGTAAATGATTTTAAAACATGCAATTAGATACTTAGAACTAACTGGTTCGGACTTTATTACAGATTTGAAAGACTTTGCAGACCTACAAAATTCTTTTGTCGCTGGATATATTCCTGATGACTTTACAGAGCAAATGGAGAGCTTTACAGACAAGTTATTGATACTTTGGGTAGATTGTAACGGAGGGCTACAAAATGCCTTAGACGACAAAACAGAGCTTCCTACAACTAACGAGTTAATCAATATCTTCTGTAAAACTGTCTTTATTAAAGAAAAAGAGGAAACGGAAGACGATATGGTCTTCTTTTCTTCTAGTTCATTGATTAAGAAAAAGAAAGATACTGTAAGGGAAAATAAAACCTTAGAACTTTTGACTATTTTAGGCAATAATGAAATTGATATAACACAGTTCATGGAAATGGAACTAGAACTTGTTTATAAAATAATCGAACTTATTGCAGAGAAGAAGAAAGAGGAAAAAGAAAAAGAGAAAAGGCGTAAAAGAAAGGGTATGTAATGGCAAGTAATGCAACATTTGAGGTCGAGATATATGGTAATACCACGAAATTCGAGAACTCACTTAAAGGCGTTAATACCGCAATGTCAGGGCTTAGAGGAGAAGCTAAAAACTTAAGAGACGCTCTAAAACTTGACCCAACAAATACCAGTAAAATGGCGCAATTGCAGAAGAACTTACAAACGCAGTTGGGCTTATCACGTGACAAAGCAACAAAATTAAAAGAAGAACTTTCTACGGTTGACAAAGGTACGTCAGCAGGTCAAAAGAAATGGCTACAACTTACTAGAGATTTAGGGACAGCAGAAACACAAGCTAACAGGCTAGAGGGCGAAATAAAGCAAGTCGAGGGTGCTATTAAATCAGGCTCTTGGGACATTGACGTTAAAATGGACACTAAAGGCGTTAATAGCGGAATTGATGGCATGAAGTCACGCTTTAGCGGTCTTAGAGAGATTGCTGTAGGTGTATTCAGGCAAATTGGTGCAAGTGCTGTTAGTGCAGTTGGTAATGGCTTAAAAGGCTGGATATCCGCCGCAATGGACACCCAGACAGCCATGATTGCCTTGAAAAATACAATGAAGTTCAAGGGTAATGGAAAAGAATTCGACTATGTAAGCAAATCTATGCAGAAGCTCGCAAGAGCTACAAATGCAAATAGTGAAGATACTTTAAAACTTTCGACGACGTTCATTGGTTTAGGGGATAGTGCCAAGTCAGCTGTTGATAAAACGGAAGCATTAGTAAAAGCTAACCAAGCGTTTGGTGGTACTGGAGAAAACTTAAAAGGTGTCGCACAGGCTTATGGTCAGATGGCGGCTTCTGGAAAAGTTACTGCCGAAAATATTAATCAGTTGACAGATAACAACACGGCTCTTAGCGCTTCTTTAAAAGACACTGTTATGCAAATGAACCCACAATTAAAGCAGTATGCTTCATTCAATGAAGCTGTTTCAGATGGTGCTGTCTCAATGGAGATGCTCGATAAAGCTATGCAAAAAGCAGCAGACGGTTCAAGCAGTGCTACAAAAACCATAAGGGACACTTGGTCTGGTTTTAATGAAGACTTATCACAAGCCTTACTTCCTACTCTTGAGGCTTTAACACCTGTTATTAATGCTTTAATTGATAAAATGGACGATTGGGGCAAAGGTGCTGGTAAATCTGTAGCAAATGTAGTTAAGTATTTTCAAGACTTGTTTCAAAAACTACAAGAAAATGCAGCAACTTTAGCGTTTTTAGAGGCTTGGGATAACATAAAAAGCGCATTTGATTCCATAGTTTCTATTATAGGGAACGTCATAAATTCATTTCTTGGAATAAATGCAGAAACAACAAAAAACGCAACAAGCATAGACAACGTAGCAAAGAGCATAGCTGTATTTGCTGGAAAGTTGTCAGAAGTTACGAAAAATATAGCTGATTTTCTGAAAAAAATTAGTGAAAGTAAAACTGCTATGTCAGTATTAAAAGGAACTTTAGTAGTTCTTGCTAGTGCATTTACGGCTTTTAAAATTTCTAAAGGTATATTGGATACAATTGACGCTTTTAAAACTATTGGAACAGTTGCGAAATGGGCTATGGTTCCAGTAAAAGCCTTGTTTGGTTTAATTATTGCTAATCCATTTGTTGCCATAGCTGTGGCAATTGCAGCAGTCGTTGCTGGCTTAGTTTATTTCTTCACTCAAACTAAAACAGGTAAAAAGATATGGGCGGACTTTGTAGACTTCTTAAAGAGTGCATGGGATAGCATAGTTTCATTCTTTAGCGGTATCGGTCAATGGTTCGCTGATATATGGAACGGAGTAGTTGACGGAGCAAAAGGTATCTGGCAAGGTTTAGTTGATTGGTTTAGCGGAATTGTGCAAGGTATTCAAAATATTTGGAACGGAATAACAACATTCTTTACTACCTTATGGACAACTGTTGTTACTGGAATTCAAACAGCATGGGCTGGAGTTACAGGGTTCTTCACAGGGCTATGGAATGGGATAGTAAATGTTGTTACAACTGTATTTACAACTATCGCCTCTTTAGTGACAGGTGCTTATAACTGGTTTGTTACAACTTTCCAACCTTTAATTAGTTTTTATCAATCTATATTTAATCTAATCAGTTCGATAATTAACTTGGCATTCCAACTTATATTGGCTATAATTCGTGGTGCTTATCAATTAGTTCTTAACGCATGGCAAGGCTTGTCAGCTTGGTTTGGTGGAATATTTAATGCTGTTAGTTCAGTAGTTTCAACAGTATTTAGTGCCATTGGTGGCTTTGCTGTTTCAGCTTGGAATGTAGTTAGGTCAGTATGGAGTGCAGTATCTGGTTTCTTTGGCGGAATATTCAATGCTGTAAGAGGTATCGCGTCATCAGTATTCAGCGCAATCGGTAGCTTTGCTTCTAGCGCTTGGGGAGTAGTTAGGTCAGTATGGAGTGCAGTTTCAGGTTTCTTTAGCGGTATATTCAATTCTGTTCGTAGCGTTGTTAGCGGAGTATTTAGCGCCATAGGTGGCTTTGCTTCAAGTGCTTGGTCAAGAATTTCAGGTGTATTCAGCGGAGTAGGTAGTTTCTTTAGCGGAGTATTTAATGCTGCTAAAAGTGCAGTTAGTGGAGTATTCGATGCTTTCGGAGGTTTTGCTTTAAATGCTTACAACGCAATAACAGGAGTATTTGACGGACTTGGTAGCTTCTTTAGTGGGATATTCGGAGGAATTAAAGACACGATAGACAGAGTTCTAGGCGGTGTTACAGGCACGATTGACAAAATATCAGGAGCTATTAATGGTATTGCAGGTAAACTTGGCGGAATGTTCAAAGGTTCTATGGTAGTAGGTTTGCCAGAATTTAACTTATCTTCTAGCGGTTACGGTTTAAGCACAAATAGCGTATCAAGCGACAACAGAACGTATAATACATTTAATGTGCAAGGTGGTGCTGGACAAGATGTTTCTAACTTAGCACGAGCAATCAGACGAGAATTTGACCTAGGGAGGGCTTAATGGTAAGACAGTACAAAATACATACCAACTTAGACGGAACAGACGATAAAGTTTGGGACGTTACAAATGGAAAAGTTAGATTTTACCAGCCCTCTAATTTAGGGTTACAATCAACTAATAATATCTGGCAAAGTAATGGTATTGGAGTAATGGGGACACGCTCAATTACTCAACCACAAATAGAGTTTAAATTAGAAACGTTTGGTGAAAGTTTAGAAGAAAATTATCGGTTAATGAAAGACTTCGTAAATGATATCCTTAACAAAAAATTCGTTACACTTGAATATCAAACAGAAATTTTTCAGGTATATGCTGATTTAGCTTTAGCAGATGTCACAAAGACAGAGGGTTATGGCAAGAACGGAACTTTCAGCGAAAAGATAACTTTTGATATAATTACAAAGTGGTACACTTACGAAAACTTAACTTTCGATATGGTTCAAAATGGTAAAGTTATTTCTGGAAAGTCTAAAATTTATGGCGGAACAGCACCAGGATACTATACGTATGTCAAAGGAGTTTCTTACACTTATTATGGAGAAACAAACATAGAGCGTTTAAGTCGTTGGGATATAAAAGACGAAATATTTAGTTTTATGGGGATATTATATCCGAAACTACCTAAAACACCTACTGGAGTTAGATTTTTAGACGATATTGGAAATGAATATACTGCAATTGTATTCAAGACGGAACAGGTGCAAGACTATATTTTAATTAATACAGATGTAAATGACGAAACTTATCAAGGTTGGAAGGGGACAACTGCTCTAAATTTATTCCCTGTAATGGACTTTGAGCGATACAGAACTCGTATAATTAAAAAAGGTCAAATGGAGCTAATCAATTTAAGTAAGGCAGAGTTTAAAATCAAGAGAAAGGCGGACTTCGTTTAATGTTAGAAGCCAATGTTTATGATAACTTTAACCCTAATTATTATAATATATCTGATTTTACTCTTCCTAATGGTAAAAAAGACAAAAGAGGTCTACCAATACCAAAGGCAAGATGTCAAGTCATTAACTATGAACTGTGGGAAACAGGTTATCTTTACACTTCATCAGCTACATTGACCGTTTCGGTAGAAGTTGGCGATATTGTTCAAATACTTTTTCCTGAAGTTGTTCCAATTGAGGAAGCTCCAGGTAAAAAGAAAAAGCTGAATTTAGATATGGTTTACCTTGTGATAGATGTAGATGAAAGTAATAAAGCTACATTAAAGAACTATTTTTGGGCAATGATTGAAAGTCTTGATGTTCCAAATGCAATAACTAAAACGACAAACTCCGCTATCATTGACTATTTGATTGACCCTAATAAGAATGATTTAATGAGTTATGGCTACTTTTTCAATTCAAGTATCTTTGCTGGAAAGGCTACGATTAACCGAAAAGCGGAAACTTCATCAGCTCATGACGTAGCTAAGAGGATATTTTCCAAAGTTCAATTTCAACCCACTACAACTATTCAACATGATTCGTCTGAAACAGACCCCAGGAACTTGTTATTTATTAACTTCGCTTCTAGGAGTTGGAACAGAAATAGAATCACGACAAGGGTAGACTTTAAGCAAAGAGTGGCAGTAGAAACCGAAACAATAGTAGAGCGTTCAGCTTATAATTTCGCTGTTGTGTTTATCAAAAATAAGGAAGCAGACGACTACATAGACCCTCCTAAAATGTACACAGCAAAAAATAATGGAGATGTCATTGACTATAGTACTTATGGCGGAGACGGAACAGACTTGCCAGAAGCAAGGACAGCAAAAACATTATTTTATGATAGAGATGACCATGGAAACCCTCCTGATATGTCTACTGTTAAGGCTGAAATTTCTCCCTCTACAATCGTCACAAGATTAATCTTTAACCAAAATGAACTTTTACCACTATATGTCAATGACTTGGTAGATATATGGTATGAGGGTAAACTATATTCAGGTTATATATCAGACAGAGTTAAAACAGAGTTCAATGATAGACTTATCTTTGTAGAAAGTGGAGACAAGCCAAATGTTATATGAGTATGTTGCTACTTATGGCGACAAATATAGAATAGATAGCTTCACAGGGTACAGAGAGCTACGTAAAGACCACTTAGAACTTTTATCTGGTAAAGTATATTATAATAGTGAAAACTCGCTTAGAATTGAAACTACGCTCTTGTACGAAGTAGGTCAATTTGTATCAATTGGAGGTTATCCGTATGGCGGTAGAAAATTTAGATTGTTGGAGCTATCAATTACTGATAACCCAGTTTTAGATAAAGCAAAGATAATTTCAAGAAAGGTTAAAAATGACAATTAAAAACTTTACATTTTTCAGTCCGAATGGTACAGAGTTTCCGGTAGGTTCAAACAATGACGGAAAGCTATACATGATGTTGACAGGAATGGACTACGGAACTATTAGGCGCAAAGACTGGACAAGTCCGTTAAATACAGCTCTTAATGTACAATATACTAATACTTCAATTATTGCTGGAGGTAGATATTTTGAACTATTAAACGAAACGGTAGCGTTAAAGGGCAATTCTGTAAACTATATTCATGCAAATATCGACTTAACGCAAACAGCACACCCTGTAAGTTTATCGGCTGAAACTATAAATAATAGCAACCATGTCGACTTAAATAATAGTTCTGGTGTCCTAAAGGTTTTGATTGATATCAGAACGACTGATGGTTTAGGGGTAATCAGTTCTGAAATACCAAAACAAATAACTACATTGGACGAATTAGCAACAAAGACAGCTAAAATTGAAGACTTGACAGTCAAAGGAGATATCAAGGGCTGGACTAGCGTTTCAATGCAAAACGTAGCTAGTGCAACTCTTCAATATAAAAAAATTAACGGTGTCATTTGTTTACGTGGTTCAGGAAACTGGGGTGCCTTTAAATCAAATTCTACAAAAGTTGTCGGAAGTTTGCCACCAGAAGTAAGACCAACTGATAACATTCAATTTGAAATGACAACACAACGTGCAAATAACAACAATAAACCAATGGAACTACAAATAGATACTAACGGTACGATAAGCGTATGGAGTTACTCTGCTGGTTCAGGTAACTATGGCGGTGTCGTAGGGACATATTTACAATAGAAAGCAAAACATAATGGTAACGAAAATGATTTTAATAACTATCTTGATTTTAGCGATTTTATTTGCTACATGGGTTAAAGATAGAGAAGCGATGAACCCACCTTTCAAGCGTAGACTTGTAATTGACTTAACTGTGATTTTCTCCCTGTGGGTTTTATACGCAGTCTTCTTCTTTACACAAACACCATCAACTTCTGATATTGCAGAAACTGTAATTAATGTAGGTTTGTTATACTTTGTAGGACAATTTATTTATTTGATTGCAAAAATCAGTCCTATGTTCGACGGTTTGGTTAAACTTATCAAAAAGAATGGTGTAAGTATTCCTGAAGTAGAGGAAGAACAAACGGAGGATAAAAAAGAATGAATATAACTAATGCTGGGGTACGTGGTTATAATCCTACTGGGGTTGTAATTCACAATGACGCTGGGTCAAACGGTGCTAACACTGGTTTCTATAATAGTTGGTTACCTAATCACGATCCAGAAAATGGCTTTGCACACGTTTATATCGCTTCAGATGGACGATTGCAGGCTTCTGATTTCTCTAATATGGCATGGCATTGTGCTAACTCATACGGTAATGCAAATTATGCTAGTTGGGAAGTGTGCCAATCAGAGGGCGATTTAAGTCAGTTCTTGAGGAATGAACAGGCGGTACTAGATGACGTAGCTAAGTACATGAAACAGTGGGGCTTAACTCCTAATCACGATACTGTGAAGCTACATCAAGAACTATCAGCTACTTCATGCCCTAGACGCTCCGTAGAAGTACATGGAGGAACAGTAGAAAGCTGTCGTTCATACTTTATCACAGAACTAAACAAACGCATTACAGGGCGAAATACAAATACAAATACAGAAAAGAGAAAATACAAAATGTTTGCAATTTATTCAGACGGTTCTAATAAACAACTTTATATCCTTAATGTAGCAACAGGAAAAGAAAATAAAATCACTAATGACGAACGTAAAGCAATTCTAGCTGATAACGTTATGAAAGAAATGGTGGTTGACTTCGGCAAAGCAAATCGTACATCGCTCGGAAAATCTAACGAAGCACTTAAAAAATTCCGTTAATATAAAAAAAGAACCTCACTTAATTGTGGGGTTTTCTTTTGTAATTGAGCATATTTTAAAGAGGATATACCTACTTTCTAATTGTATCGTCTGTTAAAATAAAGATAATTATTCTCCTTTATGTGTACGTGAATTATAATATGCTTTCGCCATAACTATGTCTTTATTATTTGCTTTCATATTTTTAAATGACTTAATAACTTTATAATCGCCCTGTGTATTAATTTCAATTAAACGCATTTCAAATAAAGGAACAAGCCTATACATTGTTAATACAAACGCAAAATCATTATTTGCTTCTAGCGTGTCGCTTGTTTTATAATAATCTCCGTCTATTGCGTTATACCAAATTTCATAGTTCATGCTATCCTACTTTCTGTGTTTCAGTTGCTTACCTGATTAATGGCTTCAATAATATTATTGCCAGTATTTATTAGAAATTCATCACTTACAGTTACACTCTTTCTTGAAAACAGTTCATTCTCAATCTTCATAAAGTGCATTGCTTTAGCTAAAAATTGAGCTGATGACTCATAGTATAATGTTTCTAGTTCATCATCTGAAAGCTGTGTTAAATCATCATTAGCAAAAGTTGTAAGTTTTCGCTTAATCTCTTTGCCATTGTTGTCCTCTTCTATGTAAAAACGTTTCATTTATTCATTCCTCTAATTTCAAATTTTTCAATAATATACCGTTTAGAACCTAACTCAAGGCTTACTAGATAATTATTAAAAGCGTCTTTTTTGTTCAAGTCGTTAGCAATCTTTCTAGCTGTTGACCGTGGATATTTTGAACTATTAATCTGACTTGTATACTTGTGTAATATTATCTCATTACCTCCCTTTGCATTTTACGCTTTAATCGTTGCTTATACAGATACTCTTTACTTGGCTCTAAGCTAGACAATAACTCATCTAATAAGTCAAACGCTTCTCCGTTATCTCCTACGCTATCAATCTTTTTAAGTGTAAGCTCGTGCATTTCATCATCATTAAAAAACATAGTAAGATAAGGGAATGCTACGGTATTCGGTAAACTCAAGCGTGATTTAGTCATTTTTAAGTTAGGATATTTACCTGTTTCAGCTTTAACTTTTGATTCAAACTGACTTATTCCGACACCTTGCTCTTTTAGCATGCTATTAATTCTTTCATACAATTCTTGATTTGTCATTATGCTATAACCTCTATAATTTCAGTATGCTTTTTAACTTCTTGTTTTTGTTCTTCTGGAAGTAATTCGTTCCATTTTAAAGCCTCTTTTTTATCATAAAACTTACGTGATTTAATTTCTTTTTCCAATATCCAAGATACTGTGTAGTATGTAAATTCATCTTTCATTATCCAATTACTCCTGTCTTTATGTTTAGTCTTTGCTGACTTGATAAGTGATATAAATTGCACCACTTACAGTAATAAGCTCTAACTGGTATCTTACCAGCTTTCTTTTTATTATGCTGTGCATTTGCTATTGAATATAAAGCTCCCATTTTTGTGTATTTGCGTTTTTTACACATATTATTCACTAGCTTTCTTAACCATTGCTTGATTATAAGCTATAATAGTTCCTTCAAACATATCACTTTGGATTTCTCCTTGTTTAATAAACCCTTTTTGTTCTAATTGAATTACTTGTTTTGTTAATCCTTTTAATGTAAATGCTGTTGCTACTTTAATTTTGTCCTTAGGTTTTCTGTTAAATAATTTCATTTGTTTTTTCACCAAAACTTTCTATTTTCGTGTCTTCGTAATTAATTATCAAAAACACTCCATTCATTTATCGTAAATAATTCAAAGCCTTTTAACTTGTCTTGCTTTTCAATTGCCACCTGCTTGTTATCTTGCTCTCTTAGCAGTTCGATTATAGGTCTACCAATATCAAACCACTTGACGACCGTATTAGCTTTAAGTCCAAAATACTTAGCACATTGAGCTTTACAACTAAAGTGTAGTTCTTCTTCTGTAATAGGGTTATAAGCTACTATTTCCCTATCCTTTCGCATTGCCATTATTTAACCACCTTTCTATAAGACTATTGTATCAAAAAAAGCCAATGCTGTCAAACATTAACTCTTATTTCTAACTTTCATTCTTCTACTTTCTTTTTAAAGTGTTGTAAATGCTTAGCTACTTCATGTTTATCAATTTCTTCTTGTGTCCAAAAATAACGTTTTTGATTAGGCGCTTTAAGGAAAAATTCCAGTCCAATATCTTTTGCCAAATAGCCATTTCTGTCTTGAGGTTCAGGAATACAGATATAAAATAACTCATCTTCTTCTACTTCCCATTTATCACGGTTCAACAATAACCATAAGTGAACTGCTTTAGTATACCCACTTAATCCAAATACTTCTAAAATATCTTTATATTTCTCTGTATCGCTAACTTCTACTTCTTCAAACAATTTGTCGAAAATTTCTCTGCCAAAACGTTTACTATATATTGTGTCATCAGTATCTAATGTTTGATGTTCTTCTAGCCATTCGTTTAACTCTTTAGAGATAATAATTTTTTCTGTCATTTTATTCGCCTTTCCATTGTTTAAAATCATCAGCTATATCTTGTGCAAAGCCCATAATATCTTCAGTAGTGTAGTATGTGAGCTTATTCTCGTTACTTAAGCTAGCTAGTTCTCCTGCATAGTCTAGAGCCTTGTTACGGTCTTTGTCGTAGCTCTCGCCCTCTTTCTTGCCAGCTCTTACTAGATACTTTAATACCTGCATTGTATACCAACCTACAAGCTCTTCGTAGTTAAAATTATGTTTCAAGTATTCATTAAGTTCCACACCATATTCGTTGGCATAGTGCTTATTTTCTTTAAAATTCATTAGATGTTACCTCCAAGCCATGTAATAAGCAACGTCGCAAGTATACCTATCCAAGTGATAGCGATAAGTGTAAATCCGATACCTGCAACTATCATTAAAGTTTTTACTGTATCTTTCATTTTGTTCTCCTCTATTTATAATTACATTCTATCAAATTGCTTTTCCTTTGTCAAGAATTAACTGTCTTTAACCATAAACAACTTTTCATTTTTCGCTTTGTTACTTTGTCCACCGTGAATAGTGCTACGTGCTTTATCAAAAGAATATACAGCTTCAAAACGTTCGTCAGAAATTGAATAACTCGAAATTATCACAATGTTAGTTTTGGCCATTTCAAATGCCCAGTCGTAAAACCCTTGACTATCAAATGAATTTATATAACCATCGTGTCTTGTTCCCTCATAAGGTGGGTCAAGATATAATATAGCTCCAGAAACTTCACTAAAATCATGATAACTTTTATTAGTTGCTTTTACTTCGTCAAGTTGTTGAAGTCGTTCAAGTTGTTGAAGTCGTTGAAGTTGTTGAAGTCGTTGAAGTTGTTGAAGTTGTCCAAGTTGTTCGTGCTTTTCAATCGATCTCTTATATGTTTCTGTTTGTTTATAACCGCTAAAAACGTCATGCTTTTCGATAATTTCTTTAGATAGATTATATTTTAAGTCTGAATTTTCTTTAGAATACATATAGCTTTTCGTGCTATTTCCGAAAGAATTAACTAGCAACTTCAAAAAGTCATCTGTCGTCTTATTTTCTTTCGCCTTAATCTCAAAGAACTCATCACGTGAAATAATAAGGGTTTTTATCCACTCACGGTCTTGCGAAATAACCCGTTCAAATGCGTTGGTTATATCCTTGTCTAAGTCGTTATAATGGACTTCTAAACTATTCAAAACACATTCGGCTGTAATTGCTCCGCCTCCTCCGAAGATGTCGTATATCGGCTTGTCTGTGCCAAAGTTCTGTTTGATGATTTCAACTATTTTCTTGCTTATCTTTTTCTTGCTTCCTTGATACGGTAGTCCGATTGGTCTACCTTTTCTGATTTTCTTCTCGTCTAACTTAAGCATTATTTATTGTCTTTCTAGTTTGGTAAAATTTATTCCACTTTTGAGTTGATTTTAATTAATTTGTTTTCTATTGTTGTTTCTCTCTTTCTTAACTTTATATATTGATTATAGCAAAAAAACTCTAAGCTGTCAAGCAAAAAGTTTTTATCATTAATTATTGTTCTTTCAATTTATTCTTGAACCAGATGATTCGTTCTTTGAACCAAGCGTCGACTCCTTCAGGTCGTAGCCATTTACCTTGCTTCACACCGTTCTTTTCCATAAACTCAATCACTTTATCAGGAGTTTCAAGTTCGCCAAATAAGCTAGGTTTAACAGCGTTAAATTTACTAAACATTTCCAGCGTTTCGATGTAGCTATCTTTCAAAAGTTCCGTGTCAAGCAATTTCTGGGCTTTCTCAGCACGTTTAGCGAGTCGTTCGTTAGCTTGTTCCAGTTGTTCCTTTTGTCGCTGCAAGCTCAAGTTATGGTTGATATAAGCAATTTGCTGTGCGTGTCGTCCAAGTTTTCCCTGCGTGTTAAGCTCGATCAGTTTAGACATTCCCTCGGCAAGAATTTCATCAGGGACAAGATTATACTTGTATTTTTTATTTGTGTTTCGTACGTAGTTGTCAAGCGTTTGTTTGATTTTAAGTTTTTTGTGTAATTCTCGTAGTGTTGTCAATTTAATACTCCCTCATATATTTTACCAAACTTCAAAGCATTAATTTTAACTAGTTGTTTCAAGTCTGATATAAATTGCTGTTCCCCGTCAAAGTCAAATGGCATTGATACATTTTCCTTGATCCAAGTGAAAGCTCCGTCAAAGTCTTGTCTTAGTAAGCTCATTTTATCCACGATGTCGATAATTTGCTCTCTCTCTTCTGCTGTGTACATGTAACCGACTTTCTAGAAAGGCAAATCTTCCGTGTTAACTTCAATCGGTTCAGAACCACCAAATAAGTCTTGTTTAGCTTGTGATTGACTATTATTATCATTATAGATAAATACTTTTTCAACCGTAGGAAAAACAAAGTTATAATTTACATATTCGCCTGATTCCTTAGCTTGTACACGACCGCTGACCGTTACTGTGTCGCCTAATTGAATGAAGTCAGGCAAGAAAGCCGAACCATATGCAACTTTTACATTAGAACCTTTTTCTTTTTCAAACAATGGGACTGAAATAATTTTCTTGTCGCCTTTTGCTGTGTTTACTGTACGTGTATTTTTTTCGTTCGCTTGTGCTGTTACTGTGATGATTGCCATTTTTTATTTTCCCTCTGTTGCTTTCCAAATTGTCATAATATCAAAGATTTCTTTTTTTGTCTTTGTTTTAAGTAGTTCCATATTAGGATATCCAAGTTCTTCAGCTCGGTTTAGCGCTGGTTGAATCTCTCTAAGACGTTGCTTTTCAGCTTCCAACAGTTTCTGTTCTTCTGTCAAGTTGGGCAAATCTTCATTTGCGTAGATATATAATCCTAAACCATGACGAGCGATTGCCTTAACCAATCCACGTTGAATGGCTTTATTTACGTCCATTGAAGTAATTTTTTCAACTGGGATAGATTGGTTACGATAGTCCATAACAGGTAGATACTCAATGTGCTCTAAACCCTCAATAGTCATTCCAACTTTAACCCAAGCTGTGTGACCGTCTGTGTGATAATTTAACCCTTGTTCATTTTCATAAACTTTGCTGTTAGCTTCAGGATATACTTTTTTAACTTCTGCCCAAGCAAACGCCCAACTCAGATAGTCAAGATTATTCTTTTTACTCTTTTTATCATTAACATTAATGACGCTTAATTTTTCGTATACGCTCATTTTTTCCTCCACTTATAGCCGCCTGCGCTTTTTCTTTTTCCATTGCAACAATGGCTTATATGACTTGCTGAAGTTCCTGTTTCTTGTCCTGCTTGTTTCATTGATTCAAATTCATTTAATACATTGTCATTTAAGTCTAGTTGAATAACTTTTTTGGACCATTTTTCAGCAGCCCTTTTTGTTCTAGTACCGTGTATCATGTTTTCTTTTGCAGTGCACCATTCAAGGTTACTTAAATCATTATTTAACTTATTTTCGTCAATATGGTTAACTTGAGGCTTTTCTTCGGGGTTGTCTATAAAGGCAGTCGCTATAATTCTGTGTAGAAGTAGATGATTCTGTTTATTATTTTTGTATAATAAATGCATTAAATATCCTTTTTTAGTAAGAAAAGGTTTAAGTATTCTTCCGCTTTTTATATTTCTGACTTTGCCTAGATTAGATACTTCGTAATTTTCAAAACCCTCAATTTTAACAAAAGTCTCAACTTCGCTCATTCGACAACCTCTTCTTTCCGACCTTGGCTTTTAAGTTCTTCAGTAATTTTTTTAACAACTTCCTCAAGCTGTTTTTCATCAAATTTAATATTAATTGTTTCCATTTTCTACTCTTTCTATGATGAATACATCGCCTTGTCTTGTAATTTCAATATTATACTTAAGCATTGGTAAAATATATCCGTCGTCCCAGTAGTTCCACAAGTCATTTATCAAGCCATATAAGCACTCGTTAGGCTCTGCCCTATACTTCGTTTCATTCATCTCTTTGAGCTCTTTAGACAGCTTTCTGACGCCTCTGGCATAATGTTTACTTGCTTTTTCTCTGGCCCTTAAACTTTTGAAGTTGCTTTCCATAAATGAAATTCCTAATATCGTCTTTCTGCTGCTTTTCCTCTTTATCAGACCAGCCAACCTTTTGACCTTTTCGCTTGCCACTTTGGTAAACTCGCCTGTTATCATCAGGAAAGCCATTTCTCTCGAAGTACATTCTAGCATATTCAAAATAATTTAAGCTGTTGATGTACTGTTGACTATCTTTTTTGTGATAATTGAGAGTCATTAATCGCCTTTCAGCTAGAGATTCAAAAGATGTTATCATACTTCTTCTTTAATGAAGCCTAAAAGTTTCAAAGCTACATATTCTTCGCTATTTTCTTCAACCTCTTTTGCAAATTCTTCATCACTAGTTAGTTCTTCTTCGCCAGCATAATATAAAGGTGCAAACCTAGTCTTATCAGAGAAGTTATAAAATTTAAATTTAGGTACAATGACTTCATAACCGTTAATAACAGCGTCTAACATTTTTTCTTTTTCATTGAATTGTTCAAATGGTTGTTCTTTTGTTGTTTCATAAACTTTTTCATAACCGTCTTCAAGAGGATAGTTCCAACCCCAACGAGAAATATAATAAAATGCTTTGCTTTTATCTGTCCCAAATGTTTTAAGATAATCAGCTTGTTCTTTTGTTAGTTTAACTACCATTTGTTAGTTCTCCTTTATTTCTATATATATTATTTTATCAAATTACTTTTACTTTGTCAAACATTAGATGATATTTTTTTATTTATTTCTGATTTTAATTGCAAGGCTCTAATTAATGCACGCTTAGAATATTCGTTTTCGCAAGCTGTATGCAATTCCTTAGACTGTCTGACTAGAAATTCAGCACGACATAGCCATACTTTAAAAAGTTCATCATTATGCCATTCTGCTTTTATCATTTCTTCTAATGCACGATACATCCAGCCATACACTTCAGCATGTAAATTAATCGCTTTGTTTTCATAATTAATCATTTTCTATTACTTTACCTTGTCCTTTTGCTAAGTCTAAGAAAGCCTGTGCTGATTCTTTCGTCGTTTCGATTGGAGTTTCCTGTTTGACTTCTTCAATTAGTTCGCTATCAGGTTCTTTTTTATCTTGTTCAATCGATGTAAAAGCCGAACCAACGTATCCCCAAAGAATCTCATTATTGAAAGCAAAGTTTCTAGCAAATACTTTCATAACAGAATAACCGTTTTTAGTTTTACTATTAATTTTAGGTGACATAGTAAATGCAATCTCATACCAAGCTGGAATGGTCGTAGCTCCTAATATATGGCTTGGAATGATACGAAAATCACGCTCTGTTAAAGATTGCTCACCAGCTTGTTTTCTAGCATGTGCCACAATCATAAAGGTCACATACTTGTCGTGCTTCATATCTAAAGTATTTCTAAGGCTAGTGATTCCTCTTAGGACTTCTGCCATTGGTTGGTTTGCGTTAATTATCTCATTGTCCTCTAATAAGTCTTTTAGAGGGTCTAATATAACAAGTCCGATGTCTTTTTCTAGTATGAAGTTATAGAGTTCTCTAAGTCCTACATTGTGCTTTTTTCCTTGGCTGTCATATTTCCATGTATCAAGCTTAAAAGCTCCGCCATGTAAGAAATACAAGTTATCAGGGCTATCACGTTTTGAACCTGTCAAGCGTTGATGTTCTGTCAGTCTGCTATTTTCATTCTGAATAAATAACACGTTAGTTTTAGTTGTTTCTCGTCCAGCAAACGGTTCTCCAAGTGCCATTGCTTGTGCTAAGTCTTGCGCTAGTGAGGACTTCATGCTCTTTTCACTACCTGTTATAAGACCGAGTGATCCTTTAGGCAATATATCTTGTACATTCCAAAGCAAACCTCCTGCAAAGTCATCTGATTCTTTAAGTTCTTTAGCTGTACTGACTTTATCAAATAGGTTAGTCACTAGTTACCTCCGTTGGCTCTGACTCTACGCAATAAACTTTATAAGGACTTTCTCTTGTCTCTTTGTTTATATATTCTCTCCAAGCAACAAAGCTATTATTTAAAGCCTCGCATTGATATACCGCTTGATAGAGCTTATTATAATAAGCTAATCTCTTACCTCCTAAAGTTTTAACGGGTTGTTCTGGGTTAATTGTTAATGCTACATAATAAAATTTCATTTATTTCTCCTTATTTAAATCTATTAAGCAATAAAATATGAATCAATAACCAAATACACCATAAAAAAGCAACAAATAAATAAATACTTTTACTTGTAAAGCCTAAATATCCATTTAGAACTATTAGAATAATATCAAAAACAATCTGTAATATAAATCCAATTTTCATCTATTCTCCTTTTCTTATACCATAGTATCAAATTATTTTATATTTGTCAAGACTTAATACATTTATTTTTCATTTTTTGTTTCTCCTTTATTATATTTATATCTTATCATTTCTTTTTGTATTTGTCAAACATTAAGTTTTTCCCCCCGTCAAGTAATTACTAGAGATTCTTGCTTGAAAGTTAATTTGTTATTTGTCGTAAGCTCTAATTTAGTGTAATTACTCCGCTCATTTAGTTTTACGTGCTGTGAATTGGCATAAACTAATCAGCACAACCTGTCAGTAAATACTGCAATTTCAGTAAGTAAGTCAAACAACGGCTTTCAAATAGTATAAAACTAAGACACCTTAAACTTAAATACTTATCTCTTATAGAGTTACATGGGGGTTTATGTAATCAGGTATTCTCGACTTCATAGCTTACTCAGCTCGTTTTGATGTTTATCACATCGCTATACTTTCGTACCTCAACCGCCTATGGGTTATATATTCAATTACATAGATAATAATAACATAGACATTTTCACTTGTCAAGTATTATATACTTATATTTTAACATATTGTATTTTACACTTTGAGTTATCCTGTGTTATGTAAATTATTCTTGTTTTCTTAAACCTTTCACAATTCCAGTACAAGATAAAAAGATTATCAAACACTCCGGAATTCCTTTAGAAATCTTACAAACAATAAGCTAATTGTGCTTACTGATACCATACTTTACAAACAGGACACTCAATGCACTTACATTCTGCCACTTCTAGTCAAATTGCGGTTAAGCGTAAAACAAAAGCCCTAAGGGGCTAATTTCTTTTTTTTTAATATAATTTATTTATTTTCTCCTAAATCAAAATGTATTGCTGGCTGATTGTTCCATAGTTCTAATGTTTCCTTATCTACTTCTGGCTGATTCATGTATTCTCTGTTCATTCTAGCTCTTGTGTTATCTACTTTAATTTTAATACGCTTCTTGTATTCCTGTTGTCGTAAGTACATTAAATATTTATCTCTAGCCATAATTACCTCCTATAAAGAGTATAACACAAAATACCTACAAAGTCAAGCATAGCTTACATAACACAGGATAAACCAAACCTGAAAAGTGGATATGCTATAATAAATACAGAAGTTAAGAGAGGAAAGCAAATGACAGAAGAGCAGCTATTATTTAAGCAAGAAACATTGTCAGAAGTTGACTTTAACGAGTTCTTACTTAACGCTGTGGAATGTGGTTTGATTAATCTTGATACAGCTTTAATTTTTAAGGGAGAATAAAGAAATGAATAAAGAACATGTTTTAGCACAAAAAGAAGTATTAACTCCGATTGAATATGAACACTATATTAAGCACTTGTTTGATATTGGCGAACTAAGCAAAGAGTTTTATGTTGAATTGAGTTCTGACTTATGAGCAAAGCTTTAGCGATTGACTTTAGCACTTCTAATACTGGTTATGCATTTCGTAACCCTTTAACAAATGAGTATGTAGTCGGTTCAATAGCAGGCGGTAAAAGTAAAGACCCTTTGGAACGTGCAAAACAAATTGCTGACGGTATAACAGAAATTATTGAGCATTATAACTTATTTGACTACTTTATTTATATTGAAGAACCTATCATCACGTTCAAGTCTAAGGGTAACATCTCATTGATTAGAGCTAACGGTTCATTCTTAGGAGTCATGCGTAACCGTCATAACATTGGCTATGTTGATGTACCTAATTCCAAATGGTGCGGTTATCACTTAATCAAAGGTAAGAGTGCATTGCGAAAAGTACAAAGCATTGAGATACTTAAAAGCTATAATATAGTACCTGATAATGATATCAATGATGACCAAGCTGACGCCTTTTGTATCTTACTCTATGTAGAAAGTCAGGAGAATAAATGATTGTAATTAACATTATGACTGTATTATTGTCAATATGGTTCTTGATATCTATGTTTGCTAATTGGTACAAAGAAGAATATAAAGAATCACTAATATGCTTATTGATTAGTGTAGTATTATTTATAAGTGTATTTGGATAACTTGAGGAGAATAGACAATGATTGTAATTAATATTGCCTTGGTTATTCTTGGCATTTTATATGGTGTAGGTTCAGTTACAAACTTTAAAGAGTGGTACTATCGCCACGACTATCTA